ATCTCCGTCGATTGGCCGCCTCAGGTACCGGGGCAGAAATCCTAGGTGAGCAAGGACGGGAAGACGAATTTGCGGAGGACTTGGGCAGGAGGGAAGCAAACGAGACTTACCAACAGGAGATCGGTAGAACCAGCGGGGCCTTGTCGAACCTTGGAGAAGCCCTCTACGAGGGAGAGATGACGGAAGAAGATTATACAGAGCAGATCAACCAGAGATTGGGCCAACAACAACTCCAGAACCTTCAGGGCACACCAGAAGAGGCCTCGAGGCCTATTCGAAGGAACAGATATGGGAGGGAATACTAATGTCGAAAACACTCCCTGGGCACCATGATCCCTCAAAGAGGGATTACAAAGGTGAATACGAGCAATATGGCGGAACTCCAGAACAGAAGAAACGCCGCGCTGGGCGGAACCGGGCCCGAAGAAAGGCTGTAAAAGAGGGGAGGGCCCGTAAGGGGGATGGGAAAGATGTCCACCACAAAGACGGAAACCCCCTTAATAATGGGTCAGGAAACACTCAAGTTATGTCGGCAGAAAAGAACCGAGGAAAAAGTGCTGGAGACAACCTCAAAGGAAAAAAGATTGCTGGACTCAGAAAGTCCCTGAAGGAGAAGAAATAATGGCCAGAACAACCCCGGGTACTACCACAACAAGGACTCTGCCTTCCGTCGATTCGGCGGGCGGAGGCGGCGCGGCTCCTGCGGGATTCACCCGTTTGACTCCCGCTCTTTGTGTTGATGGCTACAGCAGCGGCGCCAGTGATAACTATGCTGGCATTGGCTCATCGCCTCTCACGCTGACGGACGACGGCACGCGAACCCGTTTAGAGCATACGTCGGCGATCCTTACGGGCGGCTACCAGGGCGTAGTTCATAGGCGATTCACGGTATTCTGGCATGATACTGGCATTGATGCTTCAACCGTCAACTCGATTGAGTGCCAGATTGAACACGTTGGTCTGGTCGGAAACCCCCACTATGCAAGTTCAAGGGCTGGCTACGGTATGATGTTTAGTACAACATACTTGACATCTCACAGGGACAACAACCCACTGAATCCAGAGCATTACATTAGCTTCATTACCCACTTCAATAATCCGAATATATCGGTTGCTACTATGGTAGACGAGGAAACGGTTAGTGATGCTGGTCTGAATATGACTAACCCTGTTAGCCGTGGATCTGTACCTATATACGTTCAGAACACTGGGGAGTGGAGAGGCAGGGACGCTATCTTACGTAGGCTTGCCGCAACCACTGGTATCAATGTGACCAACGCCGCGCGTGATAATAGTACGTGGCATGGGGCTGGCAAGTTTTGGTCTGCTGGGGAAACCATCAAAGTTGGGATTGTTCACTTCCAACGCGCTGCGAACAAGACGATACCTGCTGGTTCAGCATTCGATTTCAAGATGCATTTCAAAATAAATACAGGGAGAGTCTAATGGGAACCAAGGTAATACACACTGGCGAACTATCGGCTTTGCCCTTGCTATATGAAATATTGGAGGCGGCAGATGGTAGACAACTGCTGACAGACAGACTGCTTGCTAACCTTAGTACGTCTGGTGCGGCGGGTGTTTCAGATGTTACAGAGATCAGTTATCTAATACATGAGATAGTTCAATATGCCCTGTTCATCAACTCACAAGAGTATGATTTAGAGGCGGCGTCAGCAGCTTTACTAGCAGCACAAGCCCCTGAGTAGGAGATTGCGGTAGGATGGAAGAACGTCTGAGAACAGCGGAGACCAACATAGAAGTTCTAAAGAATAAGAGCAGGGCCTCCGAACACAGGATAGCTAATCTTGAGGATAAGCTAGACATTGTTGTGGGCAGCATGAACAGGTGGAACGGTGTTCTGTTGGTTGCAGTTTTCGTGGCCCCTTTCTTGTTGCAAGTTTGGATGGGCTAAAGAATGGACGCACTTACTGCTCAGTTAGTTGACCTTGGTATGACTGGCCTTCTCATTGCCTATCTCATTAGACAGAATGTCACTGCCTCTAAGAAGAACGAGGAGCTACAGGGTAAGTACGAGTCTTTGCTGCGTGAAGTTATCAATACGGTGAATGGATTCAAGGGGGACTAATGGAAATACTGACCTTCATTCTTGGGCTCATGGTCACCCTGGTCGGAGTAGTCCTACATCGGGAACACAAAGAGGGGAACCGGAAAATCCAACAGGAATTAAGAAAGAAAGTTTCTAAAGTAAAGAAGGAAGAAGTAACTGCGGTCATAGAAGAGATAAGAGAAGAGACAGAAGGCCCAACACCTGAACAAGACCTTGCCGATAGGCTCAACCAGTGAGTTGGGCTGTCATCATATCACTGGCAGGCCTTCCAAATTTCCCTCTCCAGGCAGTGCCCGGGGAAGAGGAATGTTCGAGGGCTTTTGGGCTCACTCGGGGGGCCACTCCTCCCGAAGACTTGGTAGATCCGGCCACTTGGGAGATCACCTGCGGCTCGGTTGCCGTCCCCTCTTCTCAAATAGGCCATTTACTCGAGATTCAGGCTTGGGCAGAAGGAGCGAGAGAAATATATGAACTGGACATTGCCGTTCTGGAATCGGAGGTGGAGACTCTCCAAGAAGAGGATTCTTTCCAGTGGATTGAACCTGCCCTCCTCGGAGGAGCCTTTGGAATCATCGTCGGAATCTTCCTTGGGGGAAACTAGGATGCTTCCTCCTGTTTTAGAGAAGGTGAGAAGCCTCGGATTCAAAGTATTCGATGGGCCAGAGGCCTATGACTTAAACATAATTGGCATTCGAAGCTCAAATCCCCGGGCAAACATGTTCGACGACCTCCTCTGTTGCGCATACCGTGAAGAGCGGGGAGGCCCTTGGGTTGTTCGGTACTGGGAGGCGACCACAGATCCGGGGAAATATTACCTCCAAAATCCGCTAGATAGTGGAGGGACTGCCATCATCGTAGAAGGCCAGTATAGAGGAGCATACGGATTGGGCACCCACGCGGGCCAGTACGAGGCCCTTTGCCAGATAAATGGGAAGATAAAAGTTTACCGAGATGCGAATAGGGATGAGGTTCTTGACCATGATTCCGAGTCTATACAGGAGGGTTACTTTGGTTGTAACATCCATAAAGCTGGCGCAAACTCCCTAAACGTGGATAAGTGGTCTGCTGGGTGCCAAGTTTTTGCGCGAGAGGAGGATTTCAATGAATTGATCTCTCTCTGTAAAAAGCAACTTCAGGAACATCCCTCTTGGACGCCCGCTTTCACATATACTCTCATAAAGGAGTGACAAAATGGACATAAAAGCCATAGTAAAGAAACACGGAATCACAACCTCTCTCGTTGGAGGAGCCCTAGTAATTGGATCAACATATGGTTCATGCACAATTGACCCTGCTCTCTCAATTGGGGCCCAAACAGAAGAAGCCCCAGTTACCGAAGAGGTAACTGAGGCTGAAGAAGTCGAGACAGAAGGAGTTGAAACTGAAGAGGTCGAAGAGACTGAAGAAGTTACAACAGAAGAGTAGTATTGGGCGGTGAGGAGAGGGTTGTCCCTTCTTCGTGTTGGGTGAAGGGGACGACCAGAAAAAATGTGCTTCTTTCTGCCTCCTCACCGCCATCTCTCAGGTTGACTGGATCTCTAGGGCCTGCCCGGGAGTTCGGGCGATTTCAACGTAATCCCAACCTGCTCTCTTTTTTCCCTTGGGCCGAACCGTAGTCATTACGATCACTTGGGATGGAGCATCCCGAAGAACTTCGAGCGTCTTGCCCAGGGTTGTTGTGTCCCACATTCTATCGTCCACGACAATTAGGGAATTTGGGCCCGAGAGAGCAGAAGCTATTGCAGCCAGAAGCCGCGCTTCCGTACTCCCCGAAAGGGCGGTATGAACCTCTTGTTCTCTTTCGAGTCCAATGGACAGCTTAAGCATCTTCTTGTCGGCTCTGAATACGAAACGCTCTCCGTCCGGAAGATAGTTAGACACCTCTTCGATAATAAAGTCTGCGGCCCCATCAAGCATCCGAAACATGACTTCTAAGATTGCTGTTTTTAGTTTCTTGAGGGACTCCTTCATTGTGGTCGCTCGAATCTCCCCGGATTTTGCAGCAAGGGCCCCTCGACTAAGTCTCTTATTTAGGAGAACTTCAGCGAGGCTAGACCCCGCCTCTTCTGTTTCTGGGATTCTAGATAGGGCTTCTTGTCCACCCATCATCTTCACTAAATGCCTTAGAGTTTCCCTTGATTGGAGGGAGGGGTCTGCTTTATAGGAACGGTAAAGATCTCGGATAATATCCCGATAGTGGGCCCGAGTGTATGTTTTCCACACCCCCTCGAGTTCCCCATCAGAGATCATCTCAACTGGGCCCAGAGACTCAAGGGCAATCTGACCCGCCTTGGCTACCGCAGACTGCTCTCTTTGAAGTTTCCCCGTTCTCTCTACAAGACTGACAAGGTTAATCTTCTCTTTATTCTTGGGCATTACGAGGTGTAGAGCCTCGTGTAGAGCGGGAGCGATAAACCCCTCAAGGTCTTCCACGGGAATTGGGTCACATAATTTCCCCCAGAAATACCGGGCTTTCGACTCTTCACTCCCCCCTAAGACGGCATGGAGTTCCGCAACAGAGAGGGACACCCCTTCTGGGCCAAGCCTTTGGGGCCGTTTTCCCGTAAGGAGGTTCCACTCGCAGAACTCTCCCGTATCTAGGTGGGCCGTAATAGAACACCCGAGGGCCCCTTCTGGAACCAGAGCGGATAGAAGCTTACCGTCTTTGATGGGCTTATCTCGGTAGAGGAGACCGTATGCGCTCCCCGATCTAGCGAGTTGGCAGGACTCTGCGATTGCAGATTTTCCGGCCTCGTTGGCTCCGATCAGTAACGTGTACTTTCCAAGGTCTACCTCGTAAGAGGCTCCGTTGGGGCTCTTCACATTCGTTGAAATCTTTTTTATGTAGCTCATACTATGGCTCCTATTCTTTCTTTGTAGAGTTTTGCGAGCGCAACTGCGTTCGCCTTATTGGGCGCGACTTGTCCAGCTTTCCAGCGGGCGATTGTTTGAACACTTGGGTGAGCGCCTCCGAGATACTCTCCCAGTTGGACGCACAACTGCTCGGGAGTAAGTCCCGTGTTGTGCAGGTCTATAATCAAACGAGAGGCGTCCTCTTGGGCTGTCTCTCGTTCTTCTAAGGTTGGTCGGTTACTCATCTTTCTTCTCCTTGGCTTCGCATTTGTAGCCTCCTTGCCAGTCATCAATATCATAAGGATAAACGTGTGTTACTCGTTGGAGGGCTCCCCACTCTGAGCCTTTCTCTGAATAAAGAAATACGGGCCTTCCGGCTTTTACGGCGTGCCCAACAATCTGGGCCGTGGCCCTCCCCACATATTGTGTGGGTATTACAATGATGTCGTAGAAGGGCTTCCGAGTCATGGCGTGCTCGCGTTGGGTGATGCTCTTCGCCCAGACATCCCAGTCCCCCCGACAATTTGCGCGAAAGTCGTCCCTGCCCGAGATGATTGAAACCTGTAGATCCTTGCCAGATGCAGCGCCCTTTTCGAGAAAGAGCTTTTTTATCTCCCGGGCAGTAGCTCGGGTTTCATCGACGGAACACCCTGATGAGTGCGCGAAGAACACTCTTATTTGTTTGGCCATTCTTTTGCCTCCTTCTCCTCTCGGATCTTTTTCTCTGCTGGGGTTTCTCTCCCCCGAATCCTAGGGTGGTGAGCATTCAGGGCACAAATAGCGCAATAATATTTGTAGCGGATTAAAATTACAGCGGGAGCCTCGCAGGCTCTACAACTAGTCTCCATAGTATTTCTCCCATAACTCTTGAATCGCCTCGGGATATCCCTTTGCTTTCGGGGCGCTCTTGAAGGCTGACCACCTTCGGATACTCCGGACTGAAGGGCGGCTCCCCGCTATCTGCCCAAGGCGAAAAGACAGGAAGTAGCTGTCGTAGTCTGGGAGATCTAAGAGGTCTTTCACTTTCTTACATAGTAGGTGATCAGGCGTCCCGAAATGTGGCGGGCCTTTAGGCTTCTTTAGCATTCTTACACCCCGTACACCCTGAGTTGAGACAGTTGCCACACACCCAAGAAGAACATGGTTTGCCCTTAGAGTAATCCCCAAGTTGTGCATAGCTCTGTAATTTTCTGGACTCCATTGTCCACCGGTGGCATCTCTCTTTCTTCCTGCAATCTACATCTAAACACTTGACCAAGCTACACCTCGTTCCAGCGATGACCAATATCGGACTCGGCTGTATAAGTTAAAAGGGGGTTGAGTTTTCTCTTTCGGGCCATTGCATCTTGGAGGATGCGGGCCGCGAGTTCTTTTTCTTCTTCGGGCACCTCTAGATAGAGGGCATCGTGCCCGTTGTTGATAAGCCATTTCTCAGGGATAGTCCCTTCGGGCTTCTTGAGCGGCTCCGTCGAGAACCAGTCTTGGGGGCCGTAGAGTAGTTCGATCATGCCTTCATTTACAATGGCTGATCCGCCCGATTGGATTGGATGGTTCACAAGCTCATTGATCTTGTCCTCATTCTGGAAATACCTTCGGCGATCCCAGAGGGAGTCTCCAATATATCCCTGCCTCCGGTACTTATTCTCCGTCATCCTCCACCATTTAGGGATCTCGGGGTCGGCACGTTTTAGGCCTTCAATAACTTGGCGTACATCTTCCAGCGTGAGGTGGGCATAGATTAGCTGGCCTTTGTCATCCTCTACGGAGCATATCTGCTCATGGATACGCTTAGTGGATGCGGCATACTGCCACGCATACCGAGTGTTCTTGGTAATATCACGGGTGGCTTTAAAGTTTCCTTTCCCTTTGAGTTTCCTATCTTCTGGGGCTCCTTCGAGTTTCCAGATACTTTTTCCATAAACAACCTCCATAGTTTCGTTGTGGGGATCTAGCCCAGCGTTGATAATATCAATAGATTTCCGGGCCTTAGCCTCTTCCGCAATGAGCCTAAGCTCTAACTGATCCATGTCCGCCCCGATCAGAACGCATCCTTCCCTAGCCACAAAGATATCCCTAAGAAGGTATGGAATATTCTGGGCATTTGGATTACTCGAGGAGTATCTGCCCGTAGCGGGTAAACGGTTGTAACTCGGGTGGATTCTAGTAATCTGCCCCTCGGCGAGAGGGCGGATGTACGTCCCAAGAAGTTTACTCATCTTGCGGTAGACCCGCACAGAGCGGAGGAACTGGATCCTCTCGTCCGTCAGCCCGTAGTGGACAATCATTGTTCGGAGGGTTTCATCGTCTGTAGAAGGATCGCCTGTTTTCTCTGAGTAGTGGTGAGGGGCTAGGCCCCAAGAGTTGAAGAGGAGTCCCGCCATTTGCTGGGTACTATTCGGATTGAACTTCGCCCCTGCAATGGATTTGCAGATCTCGAGGTTCTCCTTCGCGGACTTGTCTAGAACTAGCATATGCTCCATTACTTTTTCTTGGTCTACTTCCATCCCGTTGGTCTGCATAGTAGTTCCGATATGCTGGAGAGTATGTTCTCTGCCCAGAAGGTGATGCTGTTTCCTAGAAACTACGTCCTTCATTAAAGGTTTGGCTATTCGGGCAGTTACGGCGACATCCTTCCCGCAGTAGATGTGGAGTTCCTCATCCGTCCGGGCTTCTACTGCCGTATGGTTCGCTTTCCACGCCTCGGGATTATCAGTGTAAAAAGAACCCACAAAACCAAGATTGTGCGGTAGCTCATTATCTGCCAGAAGGTGCAACAGAATAGAGTCACAACGAAGAACTGGGGTGATTCCAATCCATGCCTCCATACAAAGTCGGTCGTACTGACCTGCGTTATGTCCAAGAATAGGTACTTGGGGGTTAGTAAAAAACTCTCTCATCTGATCTTTAAGGATCTCTTCCTCATCCTCCGAGCAGAGCATATGCCCGTGGATACTGCGGATTTCAACAATCAGGGATTCATCGACATCCCCAAGTCCGACGCACCTGACGTTTGCCGTCATGGGATTTATTCCGTCCGTCTCAAGGTCATAGGCTACGGGCCGGCCCTGAGAGCGCATCCTCGAAATGAAATCTGCCACCTGCCTGGGGTCAGAAGTTCGGATTATTTCGGGGTCTTCCCACTCTAGCTTGTCTTCGAAGAATCGAAAGGCTTTCCTTAGATCGTGGCGGAACACTCCCCTGTAGGAGGAAACCCTCATCACGAAAGAAGGGTGCATCGTGTATCCAACTTGGAGAGTGATGTTTGGATCCCAAGGAGCGGGCACTTCTTCACAACCCCCACGGATGTTCATGATGGAAGTGTCCTTCCCTCGGATTGCTTTCGCAGCCCATTTGCCCAGACAGATTATCTTAGTGATTCCAGTGGCGGCAAGCTCTTCGTAGAGGAGGCTCTTGCAGGCATCGCCCGGCCTCTTCAGGAGTACAGCATCAGTCTTTTCTTCTTTCGCCTTCTTTTCTCTCTTTCGGTTTCGTCTTGAGACGGCAATATTCATGGCCTCAAGATCGTTCTTCGGGGGCCGACAGCGGATCGCGTTGGCAAGGTAGCACTGGTCGCGCCGAATATCTAGACTATTCAAAGCACGTTGGAGTTCTATCCCGCCCGGGCCGACAAAGGGTCGACCCTCGAAAGTCTCGTGTAGAGCGGGCGCTTCTCCTAAGAGTATCACCCTATCATCATCGTGACTTTCGGACAGGACAGGCTCTTCCATCCGTAGTGGACAAGTCCTACAGGTTTTTGGTTGCATCGTTCGATCTCACGCTAATCGGATAAAGGGGCCCGTTACTTTTCTCGGTGGGCAAGTCCGAGTCCCCCACGCGCAACACAAAGGAAGTTAAAAATACGCGCGGGAGAGGGGAAAGAAGCCTAAGCCATTAAGAACTCAAACTCATCTTCAGATGGAGCGGCCACTACAGGAGCGGCTTTTCCGTTAGAGACAGGTGCCGCCTTGGGTGCCTCTACTTTAAAATCCGCAGGAGCAGAAGACTCAGTAGCCCTCTTCATCTGAGTGTAGTATGCCTCATTTACATAACGGTAGTCAGGGTAGCTTCCATCAACTGGGGTTCCGTTCGCTCCCATCTGAGGCGCGGTGTAGTTGAAGTGGACAACTTTTCCATTCAGCTTGTCGAAGGGGAAGTTGATTTTCCCTGCGAGCTTAGTCTCTGGAACACCAGCAGCAACCAAGAATCCCATGAGGAAAGGCATGGCCTTCTCGCTCAGAGAGAAAGAATCTCGGTGACGTAAGCCGTCCGTCATCATGTAAACATATAGGCGGTTAGATTCAGCGAAGTGTTTGAACTCCACGATCTTTCCGGTATGTAGTCCGGTTTCAAGGTAAGCGATTCCAGCCCCGACAGGGGTGCAACCAGTAAAGTCTAGTTCGATTGTTACAGACATAATATAAACTCCATTATTGTCTTTGTTGTTAACCCTACACACACTTTATGAGAGGGAGGAAGGAGGCTGGGGGGAGAAAAAGGAACTCGGAGGAAAAGGACTAACTAAACCTCCAAAAAACTCCCCCCAACCTGTTAAGCGAATAAGTCATCTCCCTCTCCAGAGGATGTAAACATCCTGAGAGCGTCGATATCTTGGTAATGTTTTATGGTTGCGCGGTGCAAACCATCTTGTAAGGCCCAACGGACGTGGGGGGTTTCCCTCCCCGCCGTCTTCAGTCTCTCGACTGCGGGCTCGAGGACTTCTCCCCAGTTCTCTATCCCCTTGACTAGGATCTCCGCGCAGATTTTCCCCGCTTCCGAGTTGATCCAGTCCAGTCCTTTAGGATAAGGAACAGAGAATCCAGCGGCGCGTAGTCCTTCAGCTATATTCATCGGGGCTTTCCCTGGGAATACGGAGAGCCTGTCTCCCGATACATAATCGGGCTGAGGCTCGAAACAGAGTTGGTACCTCCAAGGACTCGCAGTCGGCTCGTACATGGCTCGGCCGATCACGTCGACCATGCCGCTAAACTTTTCTGGGAGCTGGCCCGGCAGTGAAGGCCCACCACGGATAAACTTACCGCTACTAGTCCTTGGAGGTTGTTCATGACAATTGAATATTACTATGATTCCTTGGGAGGTTGCAACCCGGGCCGCGTCTCTTGCGGCGAGAACATCGCGAGTTAGTGCGCTCCACATTCCTGCTCTCCCCTTTGTTTTCTCATATTCATTTATCGTTGTCTCTACTATAAGAGAGAAGTCATCTACTACAATAGATGGGATCTTCTTAGTCGAGGCTGTAATCTTTTCGATAGCTGAGGTAATATCGGGGACTATTCTCCCCGGCATAATGTTCAGCTTTTCTATCCCTAGGAAAGTCTTGGCAGATAAAAGCCCTGAAGGGTCTCCTATGAATACGCCAGTAGCGCCTGCGGCGGCTGAGGCTACCGTTTTTCCTGCCTTGCTTGGGCCATAAAGACAGAAGAACACGCCCTTCTGAGGGGCAGTTTTAGTTGACATGATTTCTCCACACACAAATAAGATTATTAAACTAACACACGATTGATTATTGAAAAGGGTTTTTTCCTTGGAGGATCCTCATTATGTTCCAAGCCTCAAGGTCTGAGGGATCCTCCGTTGCTGGGGGGGACTCGTCTACAACAAGCTCAAGGAGAGCCCGGAGAGAGTGGAAACATTCTTCTTCGGGAAGATCTTCGTAGGGCTCAAGGCTTTCTCCAGAAATATAAACTTTCCCGTTCAGCGGACATCTCTGAGTGAGCTTTACGCGGATAGTCCCATACTTGAGTCCGTTAACTCCCATAGTAATAAAGGGGAGAGCCAGTCTTTTAAACTTAGTTGTCACGGGGACGGCTTCTGAGAAGAGGAGCCCTTGGCCATCTTCGTCGAACTGAGGCTCAGGATGAACCACGGAAAGCGTCGAGCCAAAATGGTTCGGGATTATCTCATAGGTCAGGGGCTTCTGACCTTCTAGTGAATCGTCTGTGATTACCTGACAGACGCGGGATAGAACTTCGTTTAGCATTTGAATGGCCTCACTGTCCCGAGCCCCATCTCGCCTTCCCATTCTTTAGACTCGGGGTCTCCGAATCGGCAGAGTTCGTAGGCGTCACACTTTCCGTACTTCCCAAAGCAAGTCTGGTTGTTCAGGGCCATCGGCCAATCAAGTGGAGGTTTCCCTTCCCACTTTCTTATCCGGGCTTCCCCCTCTTCTATTACTCGAACGAAGTGTTTTAATGCTAGAGGCGCGGGCTCGATAGGCCGGCGGTCGAAGTCGTAAGCTGGGGAAAGTTTTACTCTGTTTACGATCACGCCCTTAAATTTCGGGCCGTAAAGAGCTTTCCCGAAGAGCTGGTATCCAATAAACTGGCCGTCTAGAATATGCTGGCGGAGAGTCTTAGAGGTGATTCTATACGCGCTTTTATGATCAACAATCCAGACGCCACCGTCTGGATCTTCGACAACCAAGTCCGCTCTTTGGGTGTACAGATGATCCTCTCTCCCAAGATAAGCGCGGAATTCATGCTCAACCTCTAAGACTCTCCATTGTTCATACGTCCAGTTGTTTACATAAGCGAGATAAACGTCCTGTATTCTTTCTACGCCATTCATCCAAAGTGGGGATTTCTCTGCATTTTTCTGGGCTAGTTCTAGGACAGCTTCTTCGGGGGAAAACCAGATGTCGGGGTTCCCGCCTGTCTGAGTTTCTTTTAGAATTTGGTAGTGGTGCGCGAGCGCAATGTGAAGGAGAGAACCGTTCACGAGAGGGGCGGAGATTGGAAACTCCAGTCCCTTTATTTCTTTCCATGCAAATAATCGCGGGCAGCGTATTACGTTCTGGATCCTATGCCAGCCACGCTCTGACCGACCTGCGTCGAGTAGTCTCTTCATCATCATGCTCCTATTACATATGTAGTATAGCTCATTACTATAGGGTGTGCAACACCTTTTTATCAAATGTGTATCACTTGAGTATCAGGGAGAGTGTATCCCTGAAACCACTTTAGTGATGCGGTCTAGCAGTCTGCTTGCCGCGCCCTCTGATTCGTCTATTCCGCCCAGTGCGCCTTCGATCTCCTCGGCGGCTATGTCCTCTGCAATTTCCCCGACGTGTGGGAGTTTATCTAGTAGAAGATCCGCAACGTGTTCGTCCGCAGTGTTCCGCGCGATAACGTAGCTCACCAATACAGGGCGCTTCTGCCCAAGGCGGGAGAATCTCCCCTCCCACTGGATTACTTTGTCGGGAGTCCATGGGAGCATTGAGATAATAGCGAGGTCAGTATCTTGAAGGTCTACACTCTCACCCCAAGCATCTCCCGTTCCTACCAGAAGAGCAGGGCCCGGGTGAGACATGTATTCATTTCGAATGGTGTCCCGCTCTGTGGGATCGCTTCCGCCGTGGGCGTCCCAAACGGTTAGCCCTTGGATATCTTCCGTGGACTTCCTCAATCTCTTAGCCAGTCGGTCACAGTCTAGCCTTCGGCCCGTAAAGACGGTCACTTTCTGTCCAGATTTCAAGGCGTCTAAGACTCGATCCTCAACGTATTTATGTTTCCGGCTTGCGGCTTCCATGAGCAGAGTCTCGAAGTAGCTCTCCCGCTCGGACTCTCCTCCAGAACTGGCGAGCTTTGCGCCCTTGGCTAACTCGCGTTTCATTGCAGATGGTTTGTTCTGCTGGGCAATGGAGAGGCGAACGACTTCTCTTCTTTTCTTGGGCAGGTGGCGGTTCACTTCCTCTCGAGTCACGCGGCACTTGATATAGTTTAGCCGAGCCTTCAACTCGTGGGCATTGCTCAGCCCGTTGAATTCATAACCGTAGCCATTGTGTTGGCCGCCGCAGTATCTCATCCCGAACTGGAAGAAGGATCCCCACTGCCAAGGCTCTACCAAATCAAGCTGAGTCCAGAGGTCACGTACTCGCCCGGGGATCGGTGTTGCGGTTAGCGCAAGTTTGTAGTCTGCTTTCTGGGCAATCTGCCGCGAGGCATCTAGCGAGTTTCCGATCCCTTCGTATTTGATGTTACCATCCTGCATGACGGTGGCCTTTGTATGCTTGGGCCGACGGAGCCAATGGATCTCGTCGTAGATAATAGCGTCGGGGTTTAGCTTTATGATC